AAAGTCTCACAGAACGTATAACCCCTATCCGAAATGAAAGTTTTCCCCTTATGCAATCCCGAGCCTACCGCCGTGATACTTTCACGGTAGGCCCTCACTTGGTGGGGCAGCGCAAGAGTCGCCAGGTCATCTCCGCAGATGACGGTCGCGCGACCAAACACTTCCGCAGCCCAACCGTTGATGAGAGACAACATGGTGAACGAGAACGGAGTTCCCATCAAGCATCCCCTGTTCATAGGGACGTCAACATATGTCTCTTGACCATCAACGGCACCAAGTGTGCGAACCTCCTCCCACTGCCTTTTGGTGAAAGACTTCTTTTGGTATCTAACATAATGCTTCGACGGCCCAGTGCCAAGGGACTGGGAAATCGCTTCCGTGTACAGGCTGGGCAAGCCCGCACGGCCAAGACCGCGAACAACGGCCTCGATTGCATTATGAGAGAAACCATCAGTTGCCTTAGTCAAATCGGCGCTGATCCAGCGCCAATCACCACGTGCGCGACACTGCATACCGGTTACAAACCCATTAGAATCGACTCTTTTGTCAAAAGAGCGAATTCTTTTGTCCAACTTTCTAAGGACAGGGAACACGGCCTTCCTGCAGATGTCACCCACAGTAAACACAGGTGGAGGAGGGATGGTAATTACACGCACCTTACAGCCTTGCTCAGATATCGGCGCGGCCTCGTGGACGAGTCCACGGTCCCAACTGCCGTCCGTCAAACGGGAAAACTCATTCATCGACAACAAGGTTCCGTAACCTTGCATGAGTTCACCTACTTGTCCCGTAGACGGAAGAGGCATCCGCGCAATATTGAGCAACCTGTTAATGAGGGAGTCCTTCCCGGGAAAAGAGGGCCCAGAACGGCCGGCTTCCAACACAGGACCTTCGAACAGCCAGGGAACGCTGTTCAGCCAGTCAAAGGGTGTCGATTCGACCCTTTCTGCGTGGTAGCTGTTAAACCCAGAGGTTATAAGCCTCTGAAGCCAACCGTCATACCCTCCTTGAGACCCGGGACCCCCAACAACAGCATTCTTGCTGCTAGGTGCATGTACCCAAGTACGTTTTCTCAACTTATCTCCAAACCTTACCACTATGCTCTCTTCAAGGTCCCGACAGACATCATCAGGACAAGCATAGGGTTTGGAGATATTACGGGCATGGGCGAGAAGCCCTTCAGCGACGCGGCGAGCAGATGCAACTGGAAGAGCACGCGCACACCTGGTGAAGGCCAGGATGCGACGAGGCTCATGCAAAGCTTGCCGTTGAAGCCACCGCTGAAGGACCGCTGGGAGTTCATCCACTGGTTCTGTCAAGGAACCCGTAAGCGCAACGTTACGGAGGGACACACACAAGGCCTTCACCTTGTCCGAAGTCCAATCAG